TTAACATAATCACCAATATGATAATCTTCCGATATAATGTATTCATCGTCGCCAGTTTCAAGTAGGATACTCTCACCATATGAAGCAGGGTCTTGATCTGCACTAATTATTACAGAATCACCAGTAATAATTGTTGTATCAACAGTAAAGCCAACAATATCTACAGTTAATTCCTCACCAATAATTGTTGCATTTTCAAGAGTAATCTGATAGTCAGAACTTGCAGTTGAAAGCGCAGTTTCAATTGCATCAATTTCAGTAATACCTGTATCAAGAGCTTCTGAACCATAATCGAACAGGCGACATCGCATCTTGTAAACTGGATTATTGTCCAGCTGATGAAAAGGATCATCGTGATCTACAAAGTTAATCTCAAATAGTTTCTTGAGTGTTGGATGATAAATCGCATCACCCTCTAAAGGACGATCAAAATCGGTTGCATCAGTTTCATTTATAATATAAAATATTTCTCCTGCTAGTTTAGATTCAGAAAGTGTACCAGACTCCAATTGAATGGAACCAGACGATGTTAAGTCTGTTGCCGTTTCTATTTGTAATTGTTTTGTCTTCTCTTGAAACCGTGTCTTACTTACAACGAAGGTTGCCTCACTTAGGTTCTGCAAACCAAACTGGGACATCAGTTCTCGTTCGCCAGCATAACCCCCACCAGAATCTTCCATATACATTTCGATAAGAGACTGAGTATTAAACTTGGATAGTGAATCTTCACCAAGCACATTGTCTTCTGCAATTAGTGTACGGTCAAGATAATATACATCATGACCGTGAATTTGAATTGATTCTGCAATCAAGTTGGCGTATAGTGATTGTTCAGTTGCAGATATTTGACCTGTAGTCATCAGTTTACACTCCCTGCATCACCAAATGGATTTTTCTCACTGAAGTCCAGTACTGTATCATCTAATGTATCAAACAATTCGTTTTGTGCAGTCTTGTCATTTACATAATCACCAATATGATAATCTTCCTGTATTAAGAATTCTACATCACCAGTATCCGCTGCGTTCTCTATCATGATGCTACCTGTTTCATCTTCTAATGCAAATTGGTAATCAGAACTTGTAGTTGAAAGTGCAGTTTCAATTGCGTCAATTTCAGTAATACCTGTGCTAAGTTCTTCTGAACCATAATCGAACAGCCGACAACGCATTTTATATACTGGATTACTATCTAACTGATGAAAAGGATCATCATGATCTACAAAGTTAATCTCAAATAATTTTTTGAGTGTTGGGTGATAAATTGCATCGCCCTCTAGGGGTCGATCAGCATCAGTTGCATCAGTTTCATTTATAATATAAAATATATCACTACTAGTTGTGACTGTACCAGACTCCAATTGAATGGAACCAGACGATGTTAAGTCTGTTGCCGTTTCTATTTGTAATTGTTTTGTTTTTTCTTGAAACTTTGTTTTGCTTACAACGAAAGTTGCTTCACTAAGGTTCTGCAAACCAAACTGGGACATCAGTTCTCGTTCGCCAGCGAAACCACCACCAGAGTCTTCCATATACATTTCAATGGAAGCTTGCGTATTAAACTTGGATAGTGAATCTTCACCAAGCACATTATCTTCTGCAACTAATGTGCGGTCAAGATAATATACAGAGTGTCCCCTATGATGAATAGCTTCTGAAACTAAGTCAGCATATAGGGATTGCTCCGTTGCAATAGCAGTTACGCCACTAGTATGAAAATATTTATTAACCGCCATAAATTACCCTTAGTTATTCATAAAAATGTGTCTTTTAACCTATCATGTAATTAACTGGTAACTCAAACGTAAGTTGGATTTGTTCTTCTAACTTATTAATCTCTTCCTGTGCCTGTGAATAGATAGTTTCGCCATTCATAGTAACTCCGCCCAGCATCGCAACACCACTAAACTTGGATAGGTTTGCACCCCACTGTTGTTTAATCAGGGCAGTTGCATATCTCTTTAGAAAAATATCATCATAAATATCTGTGAATGTTGTTGGGTCTATTTTACGATAACATTCTACAATAATATAGTCCTCACCAGCAACAAAGTCATTCGTCCAATCTCCATCAATATAAAGACGATTTTGGTGTTGATTAAATCTAATTGGTGTTTCTCCAACAAGAATATGTTCCAGAAGGTCTAGGTTATCCATCGCCATCTGATACTGAATGACAGAAGTAGAAGATAAATCATATAAGTCATTGAGACGTAATTGATATTTAACATCAAACATGTTAGCACCACCACCTGTACCTGTGAATGGCCAGACCTGTATCACTGACACAACAGCAGAGGGCATTGGAATAAAATTACTACCCTCTAGAAATGTATCAGTAATAGTGCTGTCTGCTGTATCAGTTCCCGTTGAGGATATATTTGCCTGTCCTCTCGCAATATCTGCTGCGGTAATCAGATGTTTGAGATACATCTTTTCAATACCATCATAATGATATTGTGCAAAATACTGAAGAGCTTCATCAATACGATCATCTATCTGATCGTCTGATACGTTAATATCAATAACCCCAGAACCTAATGCTCTCAGGCAATACGATTTAAATGTTGATTTACTTATAGGTATGGCCATGTGGAGTTATCCTTTTTTATATATTTATAAGATTTGTTTTATTGCGATACAGTTTGGGCCAAATTCAACGCCCTCATCTATCCACTCTCCAATTTTATTAAATCCCACACTCTCATATGCCGGCAATGCAGTTTTTCGAGGCATTGTCCATATAATTCTACATTCTTCTCTTTTTGCAGTTTCTATTGTTAGCTTGAGTAGAAGTTTAGATAATCCTTCTCCTCTTTTTTCTGGTTTTACATATAAACCTCTAGACCTGTAAATATCATCATCAGTTCTAAATCCACTATTTACACCAATAATTTCTTCCCCATCCCTTACTGCCCAGAAGGTAGGTTCAAATAACAAAATATTTCTGTCTTTAGTAACATCAACTTTACCATAATCTTCCCACATATGTGGATTCCACATAAGGGTACTTATCGGACGAATTTTACTAATTCTACCCGGCCATAGACCTTCATTCCAAATGTCATATGTTTTTTCAAAGGTAGTTTCGAAATATTCATAAGAACTCATGTACTATATATAATTGCACTATCCAAACTTATCATAATCTTCCCATTCATGAGGTTTGTTTTTATGATTTGTAAAATGCACAAACTTTATATATGGATGAAACTCTCCACCCATATATATCCAATCATTACCAGTTGCCTTTTTATATTGCTCAGTCATTTTATACTGCCAAGTTCTAATATTGTTATAACTTATAACTTTATTATCAGCAACCCATCTAGTGAACCATTCATCAGGTAACGTGATTAATTCTAATCTTTCATTCACATTATCTTCTACAAAATATTGCTCACCATTAACAGGGCCAATGGTCTGTCCATTATTAATATAGAATTGTTGCCAATGATGAATGTCCCCCATAAACTTGTCATAGATGTACCGGCATTCCTTCGGATAGTACTTGAAGAACCCACCATTAATCTTATAAGTTACATAATCATTTCTCCACCAACCCGGCATTGCTAGAAACTGACCCGGTTTAATAGGATAGTCAAATATCTTTTTATAATCACCCACAAGTAAAATATCAATGTCCATCACACAGATAGGTTCATCGATGTCCATCTGCATACCCCACATCTTGTTCCACTGCAAAGTTACGTCTGGATGATATGGTTCTCGTATCCAGACTAGTTCATAATCTGAAAGTTTTTTCTCCAAGTATGTTTCATATTCTGGGCCATACTTGTCACCAATTCTAACTGCAAATATTTTCATATCAATGTGTGTGCAATAGGTTAGCTATTACTTTCTCCACGTTCTCTGTAGTCATCGGTATATTCATTATCATATGATCACTTTTATCTATCCAACTAACTGTTCTATGTGTCATTCTAGTATTTATATAATATGCTCTGCCGTGTTCAATCATCAGTTTCTTATCATCTTGCATAAACCAATCATATTGCTGCGGCCCACAGTTCTGAAGAAATACAATTACCCTAAAACAATTTCTGGGTATGCTTGGATGATCTCTGTGCGGTGGAAAATAACCACCCATATTTGAACGAACAATAAAGGTTCGACCTAAAGGTTCAAACGCATCACATATCGGTTGCAAGCTAGGACATGAATGATAAAGTTCTGTAAACTCATTAAAGTCTATATCATCCAATTTTCTTCCCGCAGCTCGACTTGCCTGTGGTAAACTAGGATTGTCTTGGTGTGTTTTACCAGGCAAATTTGAGATTACCAGGCCTTGCCTATTATTTATCCTATCCTTTTTCGGAAGATAATCAACCCAATCATCTTTAAATAATTGAATTTCTCTTTTGTAATCTTCTGGATTAACGTAAAAAAGCAAGGGTTCAAACATACCCAATTGTAATAGTCCCAATTCATTCATCAATGTTTCTTGTGTTACTTCCCCTTTAGGAAATTTATGAATTTTCTTTTTTCCAACAGGTAAATCAACTTCATTATCCACCATTTTTTATACCTCTTTTAACTAAATCCTTTCCTCTTAAATGATAATACTCAGTATTAGATTTAAGGGTATCAACTAATTTATCAAAAC